CTAGGATTTAGGCATCAGCGGCCAAGATCGCTCCACCCAACGATCTTACAAACTCAGCCGACTGAGGAGCGGCTTTTAGAATTCGTTTGAGTAACTCATCCTCAGGTTTTACAAGCCAGAGAGGGTTTCGGTCGTAACAATTATGATTATATCTCTCATAGTAATCAGTCCAGCACTGGGGGCTTGTGAGGCCAGGCAGGACAAGAGGTCCAAATTGCATCTTGGAGATAATTTTCTCCCACTCGAATTGTTGTGTCAATGTAATACCATAAATTTTATGGACAAGGGCGCGGGTACCAGCCGTTGGATACTTAAACACCGGAAGGCCTGCCACAGCCTCCAAGTATTTTTGTTTCTCCCACCAGTCCATTCCATCTATTATACGCTGTTCTACGACAACATCCTGAGTTAACTCAAGTATGCGTCGCCCCAATGTTGCTAGCACAGGGCAGCCATTATATTGATAACAAAAAGAGTATCCACGGGCTCTTAGCAACTGTAGCAAGGTTGACTGTGAGGCTTGGACATAACGTTTGTTAGTCCATCCTACACGCGCAACTGCATCAACAATATCTGTGACAACGACCTTATCTTCAACATCATATATTTGTCCACAAAAAGAAGCTTCGTTCAAATTGCGAACAGTAATGATTTTGATGGTAAGGCCAAGGTCACGATACTGCTCAGCAGTCGGGGCCAAACTCCTTGGTATAGTGCATGTGAGTCCATCATCTCCTTCAAACATCCCCTCTGCATGATACATACGGGACGTAGGGGAGACGTCGGATGCAAGTCCAATCTTCTTAGCATTTATCCAGACCAAAAACAGATAGATCATCATGTTAGTGAATCCATTATCCTGGGAAGTGTTCATTTCTCCTGACATTCTCGTAGCTAGAATCCAGATAGTAACGAATTTGAAGATGCAGGTATTTATTCCCTGCAAAACCTCCTTCAAAAACCATCTTAATTCAGGCCAAATGCCTAGAGATCCACATAAATACTTATAAAGCTCAAACTCACAGGCGTCCATTAACTCTTGAACAAAATGTGCCTCATAGGCGGTGTAGTCAGTACAATCATATTCAGCACCATCAATGTGGAGCCTGTTATAAATTGCCTCGGGCCGGTCAACAACAGGTGTTTTCTTGATGAATGCAGGATGTGAAAATACTTTATCTGACACTGCCTTTACAATCGGTCCAAAGAAACATTTTGCCAAATCAACGCGCGAATTAATAAGGCGTGGGCATTTGTACTCTGGATACGTTTCATCCTTAATGAAAGACTTAACTTTCTTAAGGTCACTCCGACTGAGCTTCCTATTTTTCCGGTCGTTCCAAACGCGCCGGAGTTCCTCCTTACGGGAGGCTGAGTAATCCGTACTATCTAACCATTCATCCAATGATGGCAGATCAACTTCAGTTAACGGCTTCCATCCACTGGCATGCCGTAACCACATGATAACAAATCTTCTAAATTGTCTAAGTAATTTTCTGTTTATTGTGGGGGGTTTGTACCCAAATCTCTTAATTATGCCAGAGACCAAGGATGGTGGGTGGCTAGGATCAGGGCGGGGGGGAGTGGTACCTTCAAGATATATGGGCAACGAAGTTGAGAGTACTGTCCTCTCAGAGTTATACTGATCACGTGTTATGAGTGATGGACCAATCTTAAGATCAGTTTTACACTCAGGCAACGCAACATAACTCACTTCATTCATGCGATATCCATAAAGGTACCTCCGCCGGGATTCTAGCCACTTTAAAAATCCGCAGGCATCTTATAAGGATCTTTAGTGACCATCAGTGTTGCAAACCGAAGGGTGGACGTATACACGCCATCACCGGTTTGGAACCTAATGTCATGATCCTCAAAGAAGTCCGGGGTCTGAGACAAAAGTTTCGAGATTCGAGCAACGGCCCTGGCTTTCTCAAATTCTGTTTCAATGAGAGAATGCCGTGACACCACAGTGGAGTACATATGCTCAGAAATCCACAAATCTTTAAAAATTCTATTTTCATCGGTAGCCAAACATCCCAGTGCAAGGTATTTCGACTCCATGAAGTTGTACAGATTAAAAGCCGTGGGGTCAAAGGATAGTATCTTAGCGCCATCCATCAACGTCAATTCCACGAAGAATGAGACCTTCAACAAACGATCCGACAACGCCGGTCCCAAAAGGACGTCATCTAAAGGACGAGGGTCTTCTCGGTTATCACGATCAATAACGTCGACAATTGCAGCCCTCAACACAGCCTTTTTCACATAGGTCATGAAATCGATCATGGTGAGAGTTGCTCCAGCCATTGCAGACCAGCCCAAAAACGACCCTAGTCCTGATAGAACATGGGTGGTTTTCTCAGCCAATGATGTTGGCCTAACAAAAGTGTGGAGAAAATCTCGTGAGCCGGTTTCGGCAAATAGATTCAACTCTCCATACTGAACGGTAGCAACACCAATGGT